GGAAGAAAGAGTTGATGAAATGCGCGACATGGATAAACGAGAATTTGTCTGAAGTGAGAAACTGTATCCATGAATTTGTTAAGGGAAATAAATCAAAATTATCATCAAAATTGTTTGATGTCAAAAGCTTTGTGAAGAATGAATTTACGGCCACCGAGAAGGAGGCACGCATAATTAACAGTAGGAGTGATTATTTTAAAGTAATAATGGGCCCCATTGCTAAAATGATGGAAGAGAAGGTGTACGACCTTTCGAATAACTTGGGCAAGCATTTCATAAAACATGTTGCTGTCAAGGAGCGCCCACATTATCTACAAGAACACGTAGAAACTCCATTTAGTCTGTATTATGCAACGGATTACACAAGCTTTGAGAATTCATTTGGTGTTAAGCAGCAGTTAGCATTAGAACAACAACTCTACAAATGGCTGCTTAAGGACAGTCCTGATCTCTATGACATATTTAAGGTACAATTAAGATCAGTTAATTGCAGGTTTAGGAACGTTTGCGTGCGGCCTCCGGTCATGCGCATGTCAGGTGAAATGACTACCTCTTTGGGAAACGGCATATCAAACCTGCTCTTGTTCAAATTTATGATGTACAAGAATGGACTGGATCCGGAGTCCGCTCGCGGAGTTGTCGAAGGTGATGATGGATTATGGTCATTGCCTCGCAACATTGATGTAAGTATGGCTGAGAAGTTGGGTTTCAGACTGAAATTGGTCATCCATAACTCGGTCAACGAGGCATCCTTCTGCGGACAGATATTCGACACCACAAACAACGTAGTGCTCACAGATCCCTATTACGCAATGGCAAGTATGGGCTGGGCTGCCAAGACTGGCACGTGGAATGAAGAAAAGCAAGCGATGGTTACCGCCTGCAAGGCTTTATCCATGTTATACCAGTATCAAGGATGCCCAGTCATCCAAGCTCTTGCGGAATGTTCATATCGAAATAGTGGATGGACTTTAGGTAAAGAGGCACTCATTGAAAAAGTTAAGCAGAGCGCCATGAATTCGTATATCAAGGATTGGTATTTGGAGACTCTGCATTCAGAAGCTAGGGGCACCGGTGTTGCAAATTCAACCCGTGCTCTATTTGAGAAGCTATACAATTTCCCTATAGCCGCTCAATTCGAGCTCGAAAATCTGCTTAAGGAGCAGAAAGGATGGATGAGAACATTGTACATCCATCTCCCTGGGTTTTCCCCAGACTGGCTTAATCGTTGGTTCGATTACCAACACCCCGAAACTACATCTCTGCATGGCCCATTCACCGTGGATACCACTGGCAGAGTATTGCTTGGACTTGGCGCTGGAAAGACAGCTTTGACGCGAGGCAAGATCCTCTGCTCTGGTGGGAGCACTCGCTTGGGAGGTCGCGAGGCAAAGAAATGACACCTCATCCCTGGCAAAGGGAAC